GATTTTGAAAAGCATCAGTAATAGTAAAATCTACATAATCTTTTTTAAGATTTTCTATTACATTATCACCAAAAAACAATCTCGTATTATCTCGTGATACTCTACCAAATGCTTCTGTTTTTGTAACAACTTCACCTGCTAAGGTTTTATTATTTTTGCCTAACAATAATCCAAAATATTCCATTGGATGTTTAAACAAAGACGGGTAACCATCTGCTGCTAATTTAGCTTGACCATCTGCTGTAATTCTTACAGGAAAAGCAATTCTAGTTATTAACTGTAAAGGTGTCCATATACCTTTTTGTACACCCCATAATAAATTTATTATTGAACGTGTAGCTAATCTAGGACTATCAATAATTCTACTTTTTTCAAACCAACCTGTATCAATTAAATCTTTATCAAAATATTTATCTATACCCTGAGAAATTTTTTTACCGTATGCAAGTTCCATATTTCTAATACCTCTTGATACTTTGCCTGTGCTGTTTCTTATTTTTCTCATATCAGGTACAGTTATGCTTTCTTTAAGTAATTGTTGTGGTAAATGAGGAGTAGGTACTTTTTGTGGTTTACCGTCAATAATTATTTCTTTTCCTAAAGTATCTAACTTTGCTCTTTGAAAATCGTAAATACCTTCTACTCCACGTAAAACTTTATCAGCTCCAGTTTTAACATTATGCCAACTTAATATATCGCTAATCCAATAACTTCCTACAGACTCTGTACTAAAACCTTTAAGGTTACCTTTTGTAATATCAAGGAATGATTCTATTACATCAGGTCTTTCTTTAGCTTCTTCCATAGCTTCGCCTGCAGCATCTATTATTTTGTTAAATACAAATTTTTGTCTTGTATAACCAATAGTTTCATCTGTGTTTTGTAGTGTTGCATTTACAAAACTTGCTAATAATCTATTTCCTTTTTCTGCAGGTATTCTTGAGTTAATAATAAATCTTCTTGTATTCTCAATAACTTGCTCTTGATTCTGCCAAACAAAAGTATCTTTAGGAGTCCAATCACCCCATAACCTTCTAGCTTTATCTTTTTCATTATTTGATAAATTTTTAAATATTTTATTAAGACCTATACTTTCTACTGTCTTATTCCACTTATAACCTTGTGGCATATTAGGCATACCTTTAGGGTCTTGTAATACCCATTTTTGAAATGCAGTTCTTACCGCTTCTTCTTTTTGTGCAACTGTTTTTAAATTATTTGCTTTTATTAAATCTTGTGACATATTAGGAGTAAAGTTTTTAACAATATTATTTGTATCACCTAAATTTTCTGCCCAAGCTTTCATTAATTGTGTTCCTTCATCAGACTTCATAAAGTAATTAAATGCTTTATCTCTATTAGCAGTAACGTATCTTGTAGCACCGTTTCTACCAACTTCTTTAATTAAACCAAATGCTTTATATCTTTGTCTTGTGCTTTGTGATATTGTTTGTAATTTGTTTAATAAGTCACCTCTTACAAACATAGCACCATCAATAAAACCTGATATGTTTCTATAAGCATTAGTATTGGCATCAACAAATTCTCCTGCTATAACTCCACCCGCAGTTACGGGTTGTGCTGCAGTAGTAGCAGAAAAAGCTGAACCTTTAAAATTAGCGTATAACTGTCCTCTTCTGTTTGACTCATCCCAAGCTTCAGAACCACTACCAAAATAAGGAAACCAAGAATTACCTAAACCTGATTCACTACCTGGTGTTTCTAAATCAAAAAACTTATCGCCAAATTGTTCAAATCCAATAGTTAATGCAGAAGGACCTGATTTTTCAAATGCTTCTCCACCTTCAAAAAATGGTATAAAATCTTTTGTTAAATCTTCTTTACCGCCAATATACTGTGGTTTTATTTGATTTAAAAATTCTTTCATAAATACAGGATTAGAAAATGCTTTTGTTAAATCTAAATACTCTTCGCCATTTTTTATATAAGATATATCTTGACCTTGTGCTTCTGATTTTTTAATTGCTTCACCTCTAGCAATCATATAAGTTTTAAGTATTCTGTTTATAAATTGTGGGTATGCAGCAGCTCCTGTACTAGCTACTTGTGTAAATTTTTTAATTTGTCCTTTAGTTCTTTCAAAAACATTTCTGTCATCTAACGCAGCTTTTTTACCTGCAGCTTCTAAACTTTTCCACCAACTATATATTCCTGCATTAGACAACTGAAAATCTCTAGCATCTTTTCTTATTGTCCTGCCATCATTTGCATAATTATTTACATAAGACAAAACATAAGGTTCTGCCTGTTGTACATTTAAACCATTTTTACCTAACGTGCTTAATAAACCAGAAGGTGCAAAACTATAAACACTTGCTAGCTGTTTTATATTTTCTGATTCTTCAGGTGTTATAGAATTAAATTTTATTTCTTTTTGTTTATTCAGCAAATATTTTTCTGTAATAGAATTTTGTTCTGCCTTTTTAGATTGGCTATATTCAGGATATAGCATTAGGTAGTACGGATTAATATATTTAAAATATCATCATTAAAATCAGATTGTACATACGCAGATGCCATATCTGAATTTTTATATTGTGTTCCTGGTCTTGCTATTATATTTCCTTGTGAATTAGAAACTGTAAAATTACTAGGTTGTATTGTTTGAGCACCTGTCATAATACTTTCTTCTTGTTTTTCTGTAGGTCTATCTATTTTTAGTTGGGGTAAATCTTTAACACTAGGTAAGCCACCAGTAATTTCTACTTGTTTTTTAATTTCTTCACCTGTTCCGTAAGTCTCACCTTTAGTAAGACCAGGTATCATACCTCTTGTATTGTCAACGAAGTTACGACCTGTAGATAAACTAGAACCGTTGTAATTGTTTTTAGAAATCCTGGTCATTTTCGTCCTCTTCATAAAACATAAACGTAGAGTTTATAATTAAATATCCAAAAGGAAAAGATAATGGAGGCATTTGGTCTGTAAATATTCTAGCGTCATCTGTTTCTTGGAATATTATGTTATCACCAATTTCATCTAAGTCTGATAATGAATTGTGTACTATATCTGCAAAGTGTTTGTTTACTGACATTATCCACCCATACCTTGTAATAATTGTGCTATGCCTGGTGGAGGACCCTGTGGTGGTAGGGAACCTCCTCCAAGCAATTCTTGTTCAGCCACTGGAATTTCTGGCTCTTCTGCAGTAAAAAATTTATCCAAGATATTTTGCATATCATCAGGATTCTTTCTTATCTGCACAACAGCCATTGTTGCTTTCGTATCTCCTTGTTGTGCTTGAGCCAATAAAGTATCAAATAATACTTTGTCTGCTTTTTCTTTTGTAATTCTAGTATTTACTGCAGATAGGTTATCTAAACCATCTAGATTTTCTTGTAATGTTTGTGTATCTATAATACCTGCTTGTAGTAACTGCAGCCCTGTTACAATTTTTTGTGGCTCGTCATAGCCAGCCATAGCTCCGTAAACTCTTCTTGTTTTGTATGCACCTTGTATATCTTTTTCAGGGTCATACTTTTCACTAAAAAACTGATTGTTGTAATAACCAGATAAATCTTTTGCTTTACCACCATACATTTTTTCATCCCACTCTAATCGTTTAGAGTCAATCATTTCTATAGCATCTGACATTACTGTATGATATTCTCTAATCATAAGTGACATACTTGCACCTAGTTCTTCTAGTCCTCTACCTGTTGCAAAACTAAGTGGAGACTGTGAATCATCTGTTATAGGATATGAACCACCAACACGTAATTGTCTTTCTATTCTGTCTATTTGTTGAAAAATTTGATAAGGTACATTTGATGCAGGTTTACTTACTTGTGTACCAGGTGCTAAATAGTTAACAGCAAATCTACCTTTACGGTATTGTCCTGATTCTATTTCTCCTGATATGTTAGTTTCTGTAAATACTGCATCTTCCATAGCTATTATTGACATCACATTAATCTTTGCCATAGAAGCCATAAGCCCTATGATTTGGTCATACTGTCCTTGTAATCTGTCAAACGCAAATTTCTTTGCGATAACAAAAGAAGGTCCACTATCTAGCGGATTTGGTATGAAGTCAAGAATAGTTGCAGAAGTCATATGGAATATATAAGTTCCTTCATCGTTATAATACTCTGCAATAAGGTCACCCTCACCATTTGAGTTAGCCCAAGAACCATTATAAGAATCTGTATATGCAGAACCATAAGCATTTCCTATACCTAATGTATTACTTTGATAAAAGTCTTTGCTATTAATTTTGTCTGAAGAGTTAGGATATGCTTTTGTTAATGCAACTTTAGGAACTCTACGTACAATAGCCATTTCTTTTGGTTGTTGGTCTGCACCAAAGTAACCAGGAAAACAATTATAAGGGTCACGAAGTTCTGCACAAGGGTATGGTATTCCATCAGCACCCATTTTTTCTCTAATAACCCATACAGCAAAACCATAACCAGGTAACCATCTACCTACTTGTGGCATTTGTAAATCTAATTTTTGTGTATCATCATACGAAGTTACAATACGAGCTATCTTATCTGCTTTAGCTCTTGCTCTATCTGAGTCTTTATTGTTAGGTACATCTACTTTTAAGTTAGGAATACGACCTATCTTTTGTGACAAGTGTTCTAGACCTGACATCATTAAGTTAGGTACAGGTATTTGGAAATCTTGGAATCCTTTTATTTGGTCACCTAGTAAAGCTAATATACCATCAGGTCCACCATTCATAATTGCACGAATACGACCTCTAGTAGAATACGCACTCTGATTATCAAAATGTAATTGAGTTATTTTATACTGTATTTCTTCAGGTTTCATTTATCCCCAAGGGCTTTCGTTCATATCGCTTAAATTCCATTCTCCAAAACTAGGTTTATAATCTAATCCTACCTCAGCTAGCCGTTCTTTTCCTAGTCTTCTTATAACTTTTAATGGAAACCAACTAGCCATTACAACATCTGATTTATAATTTCTTGCTTTACTAGCTTTACTAGCAGCAGATGAAAAATAAATTAGTTGTCTACGATATATATTACTCTTAGTTTCACTTTCTGTATCACCATAAGGTAGATTTATTAGCTTTTGTTCAAACAACTGTTGCATACTTCCTACACCGTATATTGGGTCATACTTGTTTTTTTGTGTCTGATGTCCTTCTAGATATATACCAAACCTACTTGTGTAGTCTTTAATATCTTTATCTTGTCTTATTGCTCTTTGGAAACCATTTTCTTCTATTACCCAATGAGCTAAATTGTATTGTTCATACCAACGCTTTATAGATTTTTTAGCTTGTATAACACCGCCACCTTTTTCATTTTCTATATCAACTAAATACAGTTCACCTGTTTCTGGATTAGCAGCCCATAATACACAAGCTTGAAATCCTGTAGATGCTGGGTCAAGTCCTGCAATCAAATGTGTTCCTGCAGGTACCTGCCCAATAACTCGGTTTATATCTCTACATTGGTCTATATCTTCAGAATTAAACATAGTAATACCTTCTACAAAAGCTTTATTAAGATAAACCATTTCGTATATAGCTCTACCACCTGTAGTGTCAGCATTATTTTTTTGTGACATTAACCACTTGTAAGTACGTTTACTAGCCCATAACATACAGTCAGTATGTTCTTCTATTTCTGTTTCAGGCAATATACATTCTGTACTATGTGCTTCTTCTACGATTGTTTCAAACTCAGGGTTTTCTAGTAAAAAGTTATATAAATCTTCAGGATGCTGTCTAGACCCTATAACAACTACAGCAGTATGTTCCTCTTTACGAGATGACAAAGTAGTTGTCCACCATTGTCTAGTCTGTTCTCTAGCACTAGGTTGTATTGT